AACCCAAAAATCTGTGCCGAAATGCATGTAGATAAACACGTTTGTAAAATGGTAATTGAATATGCTCAACTTTTATCCACTACGCATCGTGTTCTTGATGGTGAAATGTATATTGGTAAAACAGTAAACAATAGAAATATTAAACGATGGCGTTTACTTGATGATCGTGAATCTCGCTTAATGAAACCCACAATGATGAATCACCCTTCGGCCATTTGGCTTCGTCAGAGTAGAGATAATTATATTTGGTTATATAATATGTGGTGTGAATTGCAAAAAGAATTTACATATCGTTATGGTAAAATTCATGCAACAGCAAGGTTAATACCAGATTTGGCTAGAGTTCCAGATAAATGTCCTGTTGGAAAATTTACAGAACCAACACCAGCTATGCCAGATGAATGTAAGATATTGGGTAATTCATTAAAATCTTATCATATATATTATGTAACCAAAAAAGAACATCTTTGGTCATGGTCAGGTAAAATAAACGGTAGAAAGCAACCAGAATGGTTGTCTGCTATGTTAAAACAAAGAAAAGATTCCACTCATGCCAACTTATAGATTTATTGATACAGAAACCGATGAAGTATTTGAATCGTTTATGAAAATTTCTGAGCGTGAAGAATTTCTCAAAGAAAATCCAAATATTCAGTCAATTGTTATGTCACCAATGATTGTTTCAAGTGTTGCGGGAATGGGTTCGCACAGGCTATCAGATGGATTTAAAGAAGTTCTATCAAAGGTTGCTGAAGCTCATCCCGGTAGTGAAGTTGGAAATAGATATGGTAAAAAATCTATCAAAGAAGCTAGGTCAGCCGAAGTTGTCAAAAAACATGTTGATAGGATTACAAAGAGAATGAATAATAAATGACTTTTGTTTATGAGAAATTGCCTGAATTAGATTTTGAATTGGAAGCAAAAACTACCGAATCTGGTCGTGTTTATTACACACCTTCAGGTAAAGCTTATCCATCAGTAACAACAGTTCTTGGTTCTATGAACAAAGAAGCTATTGATGCATGGCGTAAGCGAGTTGGTGAAGAAGAAGCTAATAAAATTTCTGGTAAGGCTTCTCGGCGAGGTGAAGCTTTGCATTTGGCCTGTGAAAAATATTTGCTCAATGAAATGAGTGATTTAAAAATTCGCAATATGATGCCAAACATTAAAGAGTTGTTTTTTCAATTGCGTCCCGAATTAGATAAAAATATTGGAACGATATATGCAGTTGAACAGCCACTTTATTCTGACAAATTAAAAATTGCTGGGCGAGTGGATTGTATTGCGAAATGGGATGGAAAAATATCAATTATAGATTTCAAAACTTCATCTAAAGAAAAATTGGAAGAAAACATTTTGAATTATTTTCTACAATGTGCAGCATATGCCGAAATGTTTGAAGAATTGACAAAAAAAATTGTTGAAATTTTAGTAGTTGCTATCGCTGTTGAGGGTGGACAACCACAAATCTTCGTTAGGCAAAGGCATATGTATCGCACTCAACTATTACAATTTTTGTCTAATTCTCCCTTGACAAAATCTGCAATGTAATATATAATAGTTATATGGTTGTAATCCCTTCAAAATGAAGGCAGGTTGGACGGCGGTGCAAATCCGCCCACCTCCACCTAAGAGTATCAAACAGTATTCTTAGGTGGGGGTGTATTCAGTATTCGACAGCTTGAGATAGTGGAGACGGCAACTCGTCACAGATAGACGTTAAAAGTAAAAAACCAATAAATGCTAACGATGAAAATTGGGCATTAGCAGCTTAAACACTGCTTAGGGTATTCGGTTGGTTTCCCTCGTAACAGAATTAACCAACCACTAATTCAAGGATTATATTATGAAAGTTTATTTGAACAAATACCGAAGCCATTGGTTAAGTCCTTACACCATTCTTGAGAAAGTATTCTTCTGGCGTGAGATTGATTATGAAGAACCTTTGATTGATAAGTGGTCTGACCGACTACAACCAATCTGTGAAGGTCTACGCAAAGTCCTAGACAAGGTGCATCCAAAAATTGATTATATAAAGATTGATTATTGGGATACTTGGTCAATGGATAACACCTTATCACCAATCATACTACCAATGTTAAAGCAGCTTCGGGAAACCAAACACGGTTCACCGCATGTTGATCTTGAGGATGTTCCAGAACACCTGCGTACAACAGGCACACAAGAATATGAAGAACAATTCGTTTTTGATTTCTACAAAGAAGATAAATCATATGACGATGATTATCCAAATATTCATGCTCGCTGGGAATGGGTTCTTGATGAAATGATTTGGGCATTTGAGCAGAAAGCTGATGATGATGCCGAAGGTCAATTTTTCGACCACTCTGAATGTGGTGACGATAAATTTCCTTGGGATAATGATAGTAACTATCAAAGTAAACTCAAGGTAGATTGGGTTGGTCTAAAGTCTTGGCAAAAACGCAAAGAAAATGGTTTTCGCCTGTTTGGTAAGTATTACGAAGCACTTTGGGACTAAATAGAATACCAGATGTAATTCTGGATACACAAACACACAGGAGAATTAAATGAGTATGACACCCTATGAGCTAAGGCTCGAACTCTTGAAAATGGCAAAAGACATGCTGACCGATGATTACTATGGTCGGCGTGAAATCATTTCAAACGAATGGTCAACCAAGGTAGAAGAATCCAAGATTAACGGAACCCCTTCACCTGCACATCCCGGTTTTCCATTATTCCCATCAGAAGAAGAAATCATCAAAAAAGCGGAAGCTCTAAATGGTTTTGTTTCTCAAACACCTCAACCAGCGGAAGTAAAACCTAAGAAGTCCTGATGGGTCTAGGGAGCATTTTTGCTCCCTTTTCAACAAGGAGAAAAATATGCTTTGCATATCCAAAGCTGTCACCGTAGCAATCATAGCACTTTCATGTTTTTCGTCAAGCTACGCAATACCCCACAAAATTGATTATCACGATTTAAAAATACCAATACAGAAACAAGTTGATTGTTTAACTGAAAATATTTACTTTGAAGCTGGTTATGAATCTTATGTTGGTAAACTAGCTGTTGCCTTTGTAACTTTAAATCGGCTTGCTTCTGGTAATTATGGATCGGATGTATGTGGAGTTGTAAAACAGAGAACAAGAAACAGCAAAGGACTTATTATTTGCCAGTTTTCTTGGACATGTCAACCAAATATTGCCAAAAAAAGGTTGACAATCAAACATGAACCGTTGTATAATGATATTCGTGACTTAGCAATATTTGTTCTTGTTAATTACCACATAGTGGAAGACCCTACAAAGGGTGCAACATACTTTCATGCGGTCTATGTAAATCCTATGTGGGGATTACCAAGAACAATTAAAATTGGCAATCATATTTTTTATAAAAGTTATGCAGACACACGAAATATCAATATATCTAATATAATGGTAAATTGTTTATATGCAAACGAACATGCTGTTCTCTGTGAAGCATTAATTGCTCCACGATTTGAAAATTAACCAGGAGTATTATATTATGGCTGTAGTTCAATTATCAGTAAATCAAATTTCATCCGAGTCAGATCGTAAAAAATTACTAGATGTTCTTAAAGAATGTTCTGGTGCAATGACTCGGATGGAAGGCGAGAAAGATTATATTAAAGAATCGGTATCTGCTATTGCAAAAGATTTACAACTACCTAAACGACTAGTTAGTAAAATGGTTAAGGTTTATCATAAACAGAATTTTGATGAAGAAGTGGCTACACATGAACAATTTGAAAGTTTATATGAAACCATCGTTAAGTAATTTTTTAAGTATAGTTGGAGTGTTTGTAATTATATTGTTATCTGCTTATGTTGCATTGAATATTGTCACACATGGTAAATATTACAATTGCGATATATCTGAAATATCTCCAGATTATCCAATTAAAGTAAAAGAACAATGTCGTAATTTAAGGAAAAACAATACTTATGCCAACTAAAGATGAAATGGCCAAGTTCGCAAAGGAGATTGATAATCTAGTTTCTAAAACAGATTATAATTACATCGAAGCGATTGTTGAATATTGCAAACAAACAGGTTTAGAAATTGAGGTGGCATCAACATTGATTAATGCTAATCTCAAAGGTAAAATTGAGTGTAATGCAATTGAATTTAATTTACTGAAGAATAAAAGTCCGAGATTGCCTATATGATGACTGGCTATGAAGCCTTTTCTGTTTACTCTGCTTTGAAGTTACATTTTACCCAAAAATCTTATGATTACCTAAAGTATAATGGGAAAAGTAACATTAGCGTTATTGCATTTGAAAATCGTAAGGATAAATTCCACTTCTATAAATTGTCCAGGAAACATCCAATCAAGGATGATTACATCAATTTTCTTGTGGCTAATCTATTTGAGGACAGTAAGGTTTGGGCAGGTACTCTACTAAGTGAAGAATGTGATGTGATTTATAGGCAAAGGCAGAAGGTTATACAGTCTATGTCTTATACCTTTGAGAATGAATGTAGAGACCTGTTTAGTGATTATAAGAATCCAAATGATGTTTTGGTGACAACTGGAGACTATCCAATACTCTTAACTAAAGCTTTGCGTAAAGAGATATCACCAGAAACACTAATCGTCCTAAACAAGATTCTGAATTTCTTGCCGATGTGGAACAGAAAGATTTCGGATACTATCCGATGGCCTGACTATGAAATGAAGTTAACAAAGTATGCCTCATTTCTTATGTTTGATGATGTAAAATA